GTGGACACTCGTTCCAAATATGCAGATGATTTTGGGGGTACTACTTCTGGACCATATGGATGGAAGGATGATAACATCCTCTTCTTTATGGAAGAGAACGAAGATCCTTATAGTCTTGGACGATTGGTCCCAATAAGAGACAAAGGTAAGTGGAGGAACATACTAATAGGTCATTGGGCTATTCAGTTGAAGACCAAGAAATTGGCAGACTGGTTGCGTCAGTGGCTTTGGAGCCGTCCTGAAGTTGCATCTGGGAATCAATCTAAGATGACTGATTTCTGTATCCAATCCCTTATGGAAGGGAGATACATGATGTCTATCGATCTTTCTGAAGCTACAGATCGGCTTTCTCGGGACCTTCAAATAAAACTATTAATCTCAATGGGTGTACCCGAAAGTTATTTTAAGTTCTTGGAATTGCCCTTTCACTACCATGGTAAAGACTATGGGGAAGACGATGCAATCAAGAAATCTTATTATACCAACGGACAACCCATGGGACTGTTCCTCTCTTTTCCAATGTTTGAGCTAGCACATTATGTCATCTTAAAGTTTGCAGTGGCCACCAGTAATGGAGCCACATTTGCAATTTGTGGTGACGATGTAGTTGTAGCCTGTGAAGAACAGGATAGTGTGGTCATTTTCAATAGGTATAAGAACCTTATTGAAAGGTTTGGAGGAGTAATATCTCCAACCAAGACCATCAGGTCAATGAGACTTGCTGAGGGGGTGGGAGCCATTTTTCTTAAGGGAATACCAAAGGAAATACGTATCCCTTCTGGAAAGGTTTCTTACCTCGAAGCGATGACTCCAGGCACTTGGTTGTACCAGGAGATAGTACATGAGACACCTGTTGGTAGGGCTCTGATGAACGCTTGGTTATCCACCAAGCTGTTTAAAGAGTATACTTATCAGCAAAGATTGTCTATGAACGAATTCATGGTAACATCTGACCTTAGTGACTGGAGCATAGAAGCTCTCAAATCACTAGACAAACCTGATCATATGCCTCAGATTTATTCAAGGTTTGATGAGGATTTATATTCCTTTTGGAGGAATACTCCCGAAGAGAATCAAGTCTCTCATTACCATTTTATAAATCTCCGTGCATATCGGGATAACTTGGTGTCTAACAAAATAGTCTCCTATTATAAAAAGGATAATCTATAATGTCAAACAACGAATCAAAGTCGAAGGTGACGTATTCTTTTGAACAACGTCAAGTTCTCCTTCTTAAAGAAGCATTTACCAGAGATCTGATTTACTTCTCTAAACTCCTGGTGGATGTCCCAAGAGATTGGACTCTGACTGTTATACAGGACGGAGCTAATAAAGAACTGGTTGTTAACATTCCTGCTAAGAAGAAATGATTTCTGAGTTCAGGTGTACCCTATTAATGAATAGGGCAACAGTTAACTTGGAACTGAC